CTATTATTTATTATATAATAAGGGCGTAAGAAACACGAATAGAAAGGGGTACAAGGGGGGAAAATTATTATTGATAATTAGGAAAGAAAAAAGTAAAAGAATAGATTGCTTGAATGTTAAATAAATTTGGAAGTTGTATAATATGGTATGAAGACCGCAGTAGAAACAAATGAAGGGTTCAGGTTGCAGTGGATGGCGCCGCGCGAGGAATGGTTCAATATTCTGTCGCAAGTCAAAAGCATATTGGGGGCGACCTTTGAGCCAAACCGTAAGATTTGGAGTGTTCCTTCTGCTATGCGGCAGCAGATTTTGAATTTGGGCTTCCAGCTTCAGGAGATGAGAGCGCTGGAAAGCGAAACCGAATACCCAGCGGGTTTGAGAAAATACCAGATTGAGGCTTTGGAGTTCTTGAAACGGAACAGAGGGCGGGGACTTATAGCGGATGAGATGGGAACAGGGAAGACTATCATGGCGCTTGCATGGAGCTTTATTTTTCCGAAGCAAAGACCGGTTTTGGTTATAGTCCGCGCTCCAACGAAAGTTCAGTGGAAAAAGCAAATCCAAAAATGGGTTCCGCATTCAAGCGTTTATATCTGCGAAGGGCAGAAGCCCTCATGCTCCCAGAAAATCTATGATTTCTACATCATCAACTGGGACATACTTTCGCATTGGACGGCGGAGCCTACGCTGGGCGGCAGTTTTCTTGGATGCAAAGTTCCTCCTGCCATGATAATATCCGATGAAGTCCAGGCTATAAGCAACCCAAAAGCTAAAAGAACGAAAGCTTGGAAAATGCTGTGCAAATCCGCGCCGCATCATGTCGCGCTAAGCGGAACACCATTTACCACATATCCGATACAGTTTTTCTCAATTCTGCATGAATTAGCGCCTACTGTTTTTCCGAACTACCACAAATTCTGCTACAGATACGGAGCGCCGAAGTATACGAATTTCGGTGTTAAATTCACGGGAGCAAGCAACACTGAGGAACTGAAGAAGCTGTCACAGCCGTATTTCATTCGCAGAACGAAAGCAGAGGTTTTGAGGGAATTGCCGGCGAAAGATGTGGAGGCGGTTTATCTTGAGCCTTCGCAGGTCACGAAAAGCACAGAGCAGTTCATAAAAGAACTGGAGGAAAAGGTGAAAGCGAAGCTTCCGCTGAACATAGACACGCTTTATCTGTATCACGACAAGCGCGAAAATGTTTTGAGGTACATCAAGGATTTTTTGGAGGACACGGACAAAAAATTGATTGTTTTCGCATGGCATAAATTCGTAGTGGATGATTTGGCGCAGGAACTTCTTAATCATGGGGCTTTGAAGTATTACGGCGGGATGAGCGACAATGAAAGGGAAAATACGATTAGTGCGTTCAAAAGCCAGCATAGCAGAGTTCTGGTTGCTAACATGGCTGCTGGCGGTGTGGGCATAGATGGGCTGCAAGAGGTTTGCGAAACAGCCTTTTTCGTTGAGATTTATGGCAGCATAGCAACCCATGCCCAAGCAGAAGATAGACTTCATCGCATAGGGCAAAACAATTCGGTAAGCATAAAATACCTTATAGCACAAGATTCCGTGGAGGAGGTATGGGCAGAAACTCTTGTGAATAGAGGCAATTATTTCAAGGAGATTCTTGGGGATGACGTTTCATTTTTCAAACTGCTGCTTGACAAAGCAGAAAAATTAAAACAGCAAAAGGAGGCAGCAAATGAAGCTGGATTGCAAAATTGATTTGAAGCTCACAGCGGAATTTGCTGATGCAAAAACCTTAAAAGTTGCAACGTTTTTGAATGGTGAGCATTGCCTTAGCTGGCAGATACCGCTGGATAAATTTCAGAATGAAAAAGTCCTGACTATCACGGAGATTTTATAAGATGAAGAAGAATGTTCTAATTTGGTTTTTGTGCGCTTTGCCTATGCCTGTTATTTTTCTGCTCTTTTGGTTTTCTCTGTGGCTTCACCTCATTATTTTCATAGGCGGGTATTTGGGTTTGTTCATGCTTGTGCTGTCAGTAGAAAAACGGGAAAGATTGCATAGAGAAAAAGAATAATGGCAGAAAGAAAATCAGCGTTAGAGAAAATAGAAGTCAATGAGGGCATTCTGATTCTGCAGCGGCTTTGCTGGGAACAGGATTTTCTTGAGAAATGCTCATTCATAAAATCTTGGATGTTTGAGACACCTGAGATGTGCAAGGTTGCGGAGTGGGTTCTAGAGTATTATGATATTTCAAAAAAGACAATCAAAGGGAGGCTGCCGGAAATTTTCATTCGCTTTTCAAAAAGCAAAATACCGAATGTTGATGCTGGCATTCTAAGAAAACTAATTGAAAATATCACTAAGCCTGAAACGGAGGCGGGCGAGTACGAAATCCGCAGCGCTCTTGAATGGTGCAAGTTAAGGTCTCTTGAAAAAATCCAAAAAGAACTCAACCATGCGTTAGACGTTAAAGACAGCGATAGAGCTTATAGTGTTTTAACAGGGTATAAGCCGGTTGTCAGGTTCTCTGGGCAAGGGATAGAACTGTCAAAAGATTTCGGCAAAGCGGTGGAGGGCTTTAATTCGCAAGACCATGTTTTGTTCAGATTGCCCGGAGCTATCGGCGATATGCTAGGTAGCATCATAGCGAGCGATTTCATTGGGGTAGTTGCACCGATGAAGCGCGGAAAATCGTGGTGGCTGATTTATTTCGCGGTGCAGGCAGCACTGAGGGGAAAGAGAACTCTTTATGTAAATCTAGAAATGAGGGACAGCGATATTTGCAGGAGAATTTGGCAGGCTCTTTTAGGCATACCGAAAAATTACGGAAGAGTGAAATACAAAATGCCTACTTATGACAAAAACTATGGCTATCGGATGCAAGAGTATGAAAAAGAATTTCCAGAGGTAACAGAGGGTTATTTGAGAAATGAACTGGCGAGGCTCCAGTGCAGTTCAAAATTCGCTGGCATACGAATTGAAAGCAGGCCGACAAACACATTCACGGTTTCCAAGCTTGAAGAATTCATTGCTCTTTTGGAAAAAGAGGATGGATGCATACCAGAAGTAATCATTGTGGATTATGCCGATTTGCTGCGAAGCGAATACAGAGGCACAGAAGAAAGGCATAGGCTGAATTCAATCTGGGCGGATTTGCGCCGGCTGTCTTTGCAGCTAGACTGTGCCATAATCACGGCGAGCCAAAGCGGTCGCAGCACTTTGAAAGGGGATAAGGATGTATCTGGTGCGGATATATCGGAGGACAGCAGGAAAATAGCACACGTGACAAAGATGATGACTTTGAACCAGAGCAAAGAGGAAAAGGCAGACGGCATAATGAGGGTTGAGAGCGAGATACAGCGGGACGGCGCGGCAGTGTATGGGCAGGTTGTCTGTTTGCAAGCTCTGGACATCGGGCAGGTATGCATTGATTCCATACCGATTAAGGATTTTAGGAGGGTGTAAACGTGATAAAGTATATATCGTTGTTTAGCGGAATAGAAGCAGGTAAAATAGCGTTTAACAAAGCTGGATTAGATTGCAATCCTACGGCATTTTTTGAAATAGAATTTTTACAAGGATATTTCAAAGATTATACCGCGGGATTTTCCTATAGTAAAAGAATAGATATGCTAGGCAATTTTTGGCATGTTGGAACGGTTGCGGAGATATTTAGGCAGATTTTTGCTTGAATGTTAAATAAATTAGGAAGTTGTATAATATAATAAGGATGAGAGTATGTTGGTAAAAGATGTTAAGATAGTTTTTCAGACGGAAGGGTTCTGGGCGGGAATCCCAGCGGTTTTCGTTGACTGCTGGGGATGTTCTGTGTGCTGTAAAAATTGTGATGAATCCAAATATTCAAAATATGAGAGCCTGCCTGTGAACAGAATTTATGAATTGGTGGAAATTGGGATGAAAGATTTCCAAATGCCTTTTGTAATCATTGGAGGCGGCGAGCCTACAGACCAGAGCGAAGAGGTTATGGAACTCATAAAATTGATTAAAACTAATAACAAGAGCACGGAAATTCAGCTAGAGACATGCGCCGCAGGAAAAACGGCGGAAAAATTCGCGCACCGCTCAGGGCTTTTATCAAGCGTTTGGCTCACAGTTTCGCCCAATCCGCAAAAAGAGCCTAACAAGACGCTGGTAAAAAGAGCGAATGAGCTAAAGCTGGTTGTTTCAGACACTGAGGAAAACATGGAATTTTGCAGAATGTTTTCGCAGATTGCCAGTCCTCTTTCAAAATTGAGATACCAGCCTATGTTCGCAAAAAATGTCAATATGAGCATAGCACTGGAAAATTGCTTTATGCTTGCCAAAGAATTCGGCGGCAGGATTTCACTGCAATGGCAGCGATACATAAAACTTGACAAATTGAACCTTAACAAGGAGATGTTAAAATGAACAGATTAGAGTTGCTGGAAAAAATATCCAAGCATTCGGTTAGCACGAAGTCCGGAGGGCTTTTCAACATGCTTGGCATGAATAGAATACTATTCAGCAAAGAGCATATTTTCACTACAGTTTCAAATTTGATGGTGGTTTCAGAAAAGCCAGAAAATTTTCCTATAGAAGGGGAATTGGATTTTGAAAGTGTCTATAAATTTTTGAACAACTGCACCGCGGATGAACTGGAAATTGAAAAGACCAAAGAAGGCTATAAATTTGACAGTGCAAGAATGGATATGCTTCACCCATTCTACCCGGAGGAAAAATTAAAGCATGTTTTGGAAACGGCAGATGCCATAATAAACGGTGAATGGCAGCACACTGCGCAGATTTCAGATGCGCATTTGGAAAGCCTTAAGCTTTTGGCGGATTTCAGCGGAGGGCAGGACACATGCGCCTGTGAAGCCAAAGATGGATTTCTTTACGGGATGTTTATATCCAAATGGGCGAAGATAGAAGCTCCTGAATTTCCCAACGCACCGCTTTTCGCACAATACATAAATGATGTTTGCAATTTCTGCAAAGGGAAAAACATTGAATACTCAATAAATGAGGAATTTCTCAAATTTGCCGATATGGATGATGGCACGATTTTACTTTTGAGGCTTGCACAAAAAGCGGACTTGCTTGATATGGTTGAGCCGGAAATGAATAAAGATCGCATTGCAGATGTGGTTGTTGAATACACAGGCGATGTCAAGATTGCTATAACCCATGCCTTGACTTTGTGCGATAAGAAAAAGGGAATACAGCAGGTGGAAATTTCTGGTGATAAAAACCATTTGATTTTCACATACAAGGCAAATGGTGCAAACGTAAAGGAAAAAGTTCCTATTCAGAATCTGGGAACTTTCAAAAAAATCAAAATCAATCTTGACATAATGTGTGGCGTGATGGTTGGAGGCAGTTCTGCGCTTGAAACATTCAGTCTATACCCAGACAGCATTTGCATAGCGAAAGCACCCGGTATAACAACCATCAGCAGATATGACGGGTAAAGCTATGAAAAAACCAGCAATAGCATTGGTGGAGCCTCCAAAGGGGGCGAAGGAATTGTTTGCCGATTTCTCAATTATTGCAATTCAGAGGCAGATGATACCGACTGTACTTGGAGATGCTTCTATTGATGCTATTGCTTTTTTCTCAACTGCGATTCTTAATGCTTATATGCCTAGGCATAATTTCACAGTTGAGAAATCATTTGAGTTTAGAGTTTTTCCGTTTCATAACCCATCAAATAAAAAACTTTGCGTTTGCCTCCCCGATAGATACGGAATGGAATATAAATCGGAACTGCCAAGAATTAAAGATGCGTTGCACACTTTGCAAGAGGCGATAAAAGATTTTGGGTATTTGAAAATACCGGAATGCAAAGAAACAGATTGCGTTGATGTAATAATGAGCGAAGCAGAGGCAATGGATTGGATTAGGGAATGCACTGGCAAGGTAGCATGTTTGGATTACGAAACCACGGGCTTGAACCCGTATAGGAAAGGGCATAGAATTGTTTCTGCCTCCATAGCTATAAAAGAAAATGAAAGATGGAAGTCAAAAGCATTCAATTTTTACCAAGATGATAATTTTATTTCACTGTTCAGAATTTTTCTTCGCGAAAGCAAAATAATTGCACACAATATAGCATTTGAAGCTGATTGGTCACACTGCTGCGTAGGGCAAGATATAGATGATTTTTTCCATGACACAATGATTGCACAGCACTGCATAGATAATAACGCTTACGTAAATTTGAAACTATGGGTGTATCTTTATTTTGGCATAGTATACGAAGTTCCATTTGAAATTGCTTCTCTTGACGGAAGCGAATTCAATCAGCTTTATAGTATCAGCATTGGAAAAGTCCCTAGCAAGATATTGTATTACAATGCTTTGGACAGCCTGTACACAGGGTGGCTTTTTGACAAGCAGAAAGAATTCTTCATCTATCAAAGAAAATTGCAATACGGCTTGTTTCTTTTCATGGATGCAGCGAAAGAATTATGGCAAGCTCACAAAAAAGGTATTAGGCTGAATGAGGGAGAAGCCAAAAAAGCATTTGATGAGAGTTTGAAAAAACGTGATTTGCTTTTACAGAACATTTATGCCCATGAATGGGTCAGAAAATGGGGCACAAGGCGGGGAATGTGGGACATAACTAAAGTCATGCATTTGAAAGACATAGTAGAATTAAACACGGGCATAGCATTGGAGAAGCAGGAAGAAGGCGATTTGCTGAAAGTTCCGGGAGATTTCTGCGAGCTTGTCATTGCATATAGAAAAAATGAGAAATTGCGTGGCACATATTTAGTGCAATTCGACAGGGAAAACTGCGATGGCATAATCCATCCGCAGTATCATTTGCATAAAGTAGTTACATTCCGCACCAGTTCAAGCAATCCGAATTTTCAAAACATACCCAAGCGTGACAAAGAGATGAATAAAATCATTCGCGGTGTTTTATTTCCTACAAAAGGCAATCAATTAATGGAATGGGACTACAAAGGGGTTGAGGTTGCAATTTCTGCCTGCTACAACAAAGACCCGGAATTGTTGCGGTATTTGAAAGAGCCTGGAACAGATATGCACCGTGACACCGCTGCAATTCTTTTCAAAAAGAAACCGGAATCTGTATCAAAAGAAGAAAGGCAGCTTGCGAAAAACAAATTCGTATTTCCCATATTCTACGGTGCAAGCTCTGCGAGCATGGCACCTAACATTTGGGAAAGCTTGTCATTAGAGCATAAGCAGCAACTTGGAATGACAAAGTACGAAGTTTTTGAGCAGCATGTAAAAAAGGTGGAGGCTGATTGGTGGGAGCGCAGATTCCCGGTTTATGCCAGATGGAGAAAAGTAGTCTATGAAAAATTTTTGGCAGATGGCTACATAGATTACTACACTGGATTTCGCGCACTTGCGCCTTGTGGCTTTACAGAGTTGGTAAACAGGCCTATACAAGGCTCTGCCTGCCATTGCCTCTTATACACCCTTATAAGGGCTGGAAAACGCATCAGAGAGCTATCTGGGCGCTCCGCAGTCATAGGGCAAATACACGATTCAATTATTGGTGATATTCACCCAGAGGAAGAAGCTCAATGCAATGAGATAATTCGCCAAGAGGGCATAGTAAATTTGCGAAAAGATTGGAAATGGATTATTGCGCCTCTTGAAATTGAGGTTGCAAAAGCACCGGTGGACGGTGCTTGGAGCGGATTGGAAGAATACACTAAACTGGTGGAGGAAAAAGCATGAGTTTATATCAGAAACACAGGCCGCAGACCTTAGATGAAATGGTTGGCAACAAAACGGAATTTGAAACTTGCGTGCGCCTGATAAAGGGTGGCACTAGGGCTTTTCTTTTGTGTGGTGCTTCAGGCTGCGGAAAAACAACCCTAGCAAGAATCGCTGCTAACATGCTAGAAGGTGAAGTGCTTGAAATAAATTCAAGTGACAACCGTGGAATAGACACGGTAAGGGAAATAATAGACTTGATGAAATTCAAGCCTCTTGGAAACAGGAAGATTGTTTTCATTCTTGACGAGGTTCATAAGGCGACTAATGATTTTCAGAACGCACTTCTGAAGCCGCTTGAAGATATGCCTGAGTATTGCTATTTCTTCCTTGGAACCACAAACCCGGAAAAATTGATAAAGGCTATTCATACAAGGTGCAGCCGGATAACTTTTCAGAACATACCCCCGCAGGAATTGACGGTGCTTTTGGAGCGGGTTGGAGAAAAAGAAAACGCTCCAGACTGGGCAAAAAAGATGTTTCCCATAGTTGTGGACAACTCGGAGGGTTCAGCTCGGCAGGCTTTGGTGTTTTTGGAAAAAATTCTTAACTGCAAAAATGCACAGGAAGCTGAAAAGGTGTTATACAACCTTGAAGCGGAAGACATGAACACAATTCAGCTTTGCCGTGATGTCATACAGGGTGACTGGACGGCTTGCGCCAGCCACTTGAGAAATTTGCAGGGCAAAGACCCAGAAAACATACGCAGAGCCATACTTGGATATGCTTCCAAAGTTGCGTTGAATGTTAATTCTAGGGGGCTTGCTGTATTATATGTTATGAGGCAGGATATTTTCAGCTCTGGTTTCCCCGGATTGGTAAGTCTTGTCAGTGAATGTTGCAACCAAAACCAAAGGAGGTAAAAATGGAACTAAAGCAACGCATACAGATAGCAGACCAGTTCAGCATTGAATCGGATTTGCTACACCAAAGCCAGCATTATTTTGAGGTTGGCGAGCAAATCGTCAATGCCAAGAATGAGCGCGATGAGCTAGCGGAGCGCCTTAAAATGATTAAGGCGGAGCTTGACGTGGAAATTCGCACGAATGCCACTGTTAAGCTTACAGAGGCAAATATCGCGGCTAAAGTCATAACCGATAAGCGTTATATAGAAGCGCAGGAAAAATTTCTGGTGAAGGAAAAAGAGGTGGGGTATTTGGATGTGGCTTTGAGGGCATTGGAGCATAAGAGGGGTGCTTTGGAAACTCTAGCGAAAATGCAGATGGCCGGATTGTTGCAGGCAAAAGCAACGGTAAGGGGGGTGTAGCATGTTTTCAGCGAATTATTTGAATCAGGTGCAGCAAGATGCCAAAAACAAAGGCAGCCACGAGTGTGCTGGCGTTTGCGAATGCAAGGGCAAATACTACAAGGCAGAGGCGGATAAATATGTAGATATGGTAATCATTCCATATCGTGCCGGAGCGAACAATCCTATGGTGTTAACTCGCAAGATTGCGCAAGGCGAATGGGTTTTCAGCCTTGATTTGATGGTGCATCACAGCTTGGGAATAGACAAAAAAGATTATATATGCCCCAAGACTTGGAACAAACCATGCCCCATCTGCGATTTGCAGTACAAGATTTATTTAGAGCAAGGCAAAGAAGCTGCTAAAAGTTTGAGAGCGAAAAAACGTAGCTGGTTTAATATCGCGCTTTGTGACCAGCAAGGCAGTAGATATGGGGAACTGCTTGTGTTTAATCCTTCTTACGTGCTTTTCACGGAAAAATTGTATGAGGCTTCACTGGCAGAAACTCGTGGCGTGTCAGTTACCATGTTTGCGGATATAGACACAGGAAACGTTATTTCTTTCCATACAATTCAGGAAGTTTTAGGCAAAAACAAATTTGTGGATTACTCAAGCTTTAAGTTTGGGCAGCGGCTTGCTCCTATCCCGCAGGAGTTTGTAAAAAATGCTATTTGCTTTGAAGACTATTTGCGTATGCCTGATATAAATGAATTGACGGACTTGGCTGGCAATGGAGCGCAATGGCAGACTCAGCCACAAGAGCCTTCGCCAGTGCAACAAACGCAAGCCATGCCTAGTTATAGCCAACCGGCGGTGCAGCCGGTGACTGTTCCACAGCAAATACAACAGAGTTTCAATCAGCAGCCATTTTCACTCCCTGTGCAACAGCCGTCAGTTAATGTGCAGCAACAAGTTCAGTCGCCTGCGGTTGTGCAGGTGGCTGAAATTATATGCCCAAGCGGTTTGCGCTTTGGGGCGGACTGCGATTCCCAAAGGGCTTGCCGATTTTGCGAAGTTTGGGATGCTTGTGATAAAGCGTATAAACAGGTGTCTTATGCAAAAACAGGAACTTGAAAAAGCGATAAAAAGGGATGGGAATCCTGTGCCTGGATTCTATTACAGAACTGGGTGCAGGCTTTTGGATATTCTCATTGGAGGGGGCTTGGGAATAGGAATTCCCGGCGGCACGGTTTTAAATTTGATTGGTGACAAAAGCAGCGGAAAATCATTTTTGAAGAATGAAATAATTGCAGCGAATTTTCATGGAAATGAAAATTTTCAGTGGTTCAGCGATGACACGGAGAGCGGTGACACTTTCAATACGGAAAACCTGTATGGTGTGGATTTGAGACCTGCTAACAGAAAAATAGGAAGCCTTAAAGAAGTGAATGATAGCTGCACAGTGGAAGAGCTTGATGCCAAACTTTCCCATTTCATCAAAAGTGTGCAAAAAGATGTGCCCGCAATTTACGCTGTAGATAGCCTTGACGGGCTTTCAAGCAATGAGCAGGTTGATATGGCAAAAGAGCGGGAGAGTATGCTATATAATGGAAAAGAGGTAAAAGATGGAGGCAGTTTCGCTATGGCGTTGCAAAAATTCCTAAGCCAGCATTTATTTAGAGGACAGCATTCAAAATTTGAGGAAAAGGGTGCATTGCTTTTAATCGTTTCACAGATTCGAGATAAAATCGGCGGCTTTGGCTTTGGAGCACAATATGAGGTGTCAGGTGGCAAGGCTTTGGAATTTTACTGCCACACTAGATTGTTTTTGAAAACTGTTACACGAATTACGAAAAAAGATGCCTGCATAGGCTTGGTGGTTGAGGCTAAATTAATCAAAAGCAAAACGCCAAGACCGTTTCGCAGTTGTCAGTTCATTGTTTACTTTGATTACGGAATAGATGACATAGGGACTAGCATAGACTATCTTTTTGAATTGAGGGATAAAGCAGGCAAGTTGGATACAAGTGCAGCAAGCTCTCTAAGATGGGGAGGTGTACTTAAAGCACCTAGCAACCAAGAGTTGCAGGAATGGATTGAGCATGAGAAATTTTCAGATGCCATGAGAACCTATGTCAAGGAGTACAAATTACGTGCCACAGGTGCTACAATGATGGAGTTCATAGAAAATCATGCGGAAGTGAAAGCAAGTTATTTGGAAAATTTTGGAAGGCAGATTTCAAGGGGCGAATTGATTCAGCTTTGCGAAACGGATAAGACACAAAAAAAACTTTTGGATAAAATGGTTTTGGAGAAATGGGAAGAAAATGAAAAAGAATTGGCAAGTAACAGAGGCAAAAAATATGGATGATTGGAAAGAAATTTTGGCAGAAAGTGAAGTTGAGAAACCTTGTCCGGTTTGCGGGGATTTGCTACAAGGATGGGAAAAATGCTGCGATAAATGTATGCAGGAGTTAGTAGGATTATGAACAAATGTTATATAGGAATTGATAATGGCGTTTCCGGAACTATTGCCATAATAGGCAAAGACGGTGCTAGATTTGAACCTACGCCAGTGATTGAGGTTTTTGATTACGCCAGCAGCAAGGGCAAAAAAATTCACCGCATAGATTACCAGAAATTATTTGAGCTTTTGGACTGTTGTGATACAAAGCATGATATAAAGGTTGTAATGGAGCGACCCTTGAAAAATCCAAAACTTTTCACAGCGACTATTTCCGCAGCAAGAGCGTTTGAAATAACTCTCTTGGCTGTGCAAAATCTGGGCTACGCTTTTGAAGTTATTGATAGCCGAAAGTGGCAAAAATACTTCTTCCCCGCGGTGAGCGGAAAGGATGAGCTGAAAAAAGCGAGCATGCAAAAAGGTTTGGAATTATTCCCGCACTTGAAAAATTTCATCGCAGCTCATAAGGATGCCGATGGGCTTTTGATTGCGGAGTGGGCTAAGAGGAATAATCTTTGAATTTTGAAACTTTTTCAACCAATGGAGGATATTATGAAAAAGAATAATGCAGCCTATAGTGGCAAAAATGAAGTGCGTGAAACTATTAACAATAGAGACAATCTCTATGGCGGTTTTGCAAACGTGGCAGAGCTTTCGCAGGGTTTGAAAACCGTCCTGCGCAACCATGTGAATGATGAACGCTGCATAGAAAAACTAAACCCTGCGCAAGTTGAGGCGTTGGAGATGATTATGCACAAAATCAGCCGTATTTTGAACGGTGACCCAAATCTGAAAGATAACTGGGTAGATATAGCAGGGTACTCTACATTAGTTGTGGATATGCTCTAGTATGAAAGACCCTCAGCTTATTGAAGCACAACAAGAGTATTGGAAAAAAGAAAGACGAAAAGAATTTAGGTGGCAAGTCTTTAAGGAATTTTGGAGTATTATTCTCCTATTCGCAGGCTTGTTCCTATTAACTTTATTTCTTTTAATCTTTGTCTGCTTTCTTCATTTTTCGATGGAAAATTGTAAAAACGAGGCAAAATCTTATGTGCAAAGTCGTATAAATATTATTGAAAATACATTAGAAATAAAACCTTGAATGTTATTTTTATTTCATTGTAGTATAATATAGTAGAGACCGGCGGTGTTCCGCCAAAAATGGAGAAAAGCACATGAGCAAGAAAAAAGCGCAGAAAGCAACCGCTAATAAAAAGAGCGGTTCAGACGGCAAGTCCGTGCCTCACAAGACCCTTAAAAAGGTTGTTCAGCAGGTAGGTAAAGCTGAAAGTCTGGGAGACGTGAAAAAGGGCAAGCCTATTGCAAAATCGGAACCTCAAAAAGAAGGAAAGGCAAATACGAAAAAAAGCAGGATTTTGCCTTTAATTCTTTCAGAATTCGCACGTGATACTGAAGCTGGAGCTAGGCGTGATGTAAAAGAAATCGCGCAAGCCGTAGGGTTTGATGCTTGCGATGTAATCAAGTATTGCAGCGTTTATGAAAAAGCTGTTTATACAGCATGGAAGAACCTGCCAAAAACAGGTGCGATAGCAGAAAAAATCCCTACAAGAATTGCAAAAACTAGAGCAAAACCAAAAAAAGGGGAACCGAAAATTGCAAGCGTAGACAACGAGGAAGGCACAAGTGAAGAAAACTAGGCATGAGTGCTTTTAAGGAGTAGCAGTAAATTCCGTTTTTTTACTGCTACTTTTTTGTTTTGTTGAATGTTGTTTTTTTTTCATGCTACTATAATAAGTAGAGGTAGAGAATGGCAGAGAGATATATTAAAATAGGTTTGATAGATTGCGATAAAAGCAAATTCCCAAATTTGGCATTGATGAAAATTGCAGGGTTTTACAAAAATGCAGAATTGTACAGGCATGGCAAAGCATATGACAAAGTTTGTGCTAGCAAGGTATTCAGCTTCAACATTTATGAATTTCCGCCTATAACGAATTTGGAAAAGGGCGGCAGCGCTTTTGACTTGCGTAAAACTCTGCCTGATGAAATAGAGCATTGCCGACCTCGATATTCGCTTTATCCTGATGTAAATTATTCCGTTGGCTTTTACACAAGAGGCTGCATAAAGAAATGCGATTTCTGCATAGTGAATGCCAAAGAGGGCATGATTAGTAGACACGCAGAACTGGCGGAGTTCGTTGAGCCTAAATTCCACAAAATAATTTGCCTAGACAATAACATTTTGGCTAAACGTGAATTTTTTGAGGAATGCTATAATGAGAAAATAAAAAAATTTCCAAAGCATTCAATCATTTTTAAGCAAGGGTTGGATAAATATTACATAGATAAAGATATTTCAGAAATGCTGGGAAAGATGAATGCTCAGGAAATCGCAATCGCTTGCGACCATTATAGTGAGTTGGGGGTAGCGAAAAGGTGCATAGATTTTTTAAAACCCTTGATGCAGCGAATTCTGGTTTATGTGCTGGTAAAGCAGGAGAGCGATTTGAACACAATCGTGGAGCTTGCGAATTATGACAGAATAGTTTTCCCTTATTGCATGCTCTATTTGGAACCGGGAGCAGAAAACAGGAGAAACCCTAATCAGAGGCTGGTCTGGGCAAAGAACAAAATCAACCATCGCGGGGAATTTTATCATATGCGAGAAGCAGGCAGAATGGATTTTGAAACTCTTGTTGCACCTCCAGCGGAAACAAAACATATAAGAGGCTGGGAATGTGAGAAGGGAGTGGACTTTTGATTTGCTTGAATGTTATTTTTTTTCTTGCTTGTATAATATTATGGAGGTAAAACATGATTTTTGATAAAAGCAGCAGAAGTTGGAATGAGCTATCTTACAGAGCATCTTTGCTAATGATGAAATTGCATATGGGTGGCATGGATGAGCTATAGCAGTGGAGGCAGGCTCTTAAAGGGGCAGTTTTTTTTGTATATTACCCATTGATTGGAATAAACGATAACTAAGTTGCCCCCTCCAAGAAAGAAAACATTCTTTTTGGAGCACAACATGGCAGCTAAAGGAAAGCAGCGGAAAATTGTAAAGAGCCTGGCAAGGCTGAAAAGGGAGAAGCCTAAAAAGGCTTTTGACCTGATAGCGCAATTTCTGCCAAACTACAAAGAGCTTAAGCTTACGCAGGATGAAGCTTTTTACACGATTTACTACATCCTGAACGGCAGGGACGGTAAACTTGCGTATTCGCAGGCGTATAAAATACCTCTAGCTGAAATAGCGAAAGGCACGGAGGCTTACTACAACAATCTTTGCCTCAATTCAGACCCAAGAATAAAAGAGGCTGCGGATGAAATACTGAACAGGTTTTTCCTTCACAAAAAAGATGATTTGAAAATACGCATGCTGGAAATTTTGCAAGAGCAAGCATTTTTTGACCCAGCGGAAATAATCAACTCGGACGGCTCCCTTAAAACAGATTTGGAAAACCTGCCGCTGCAAACACGCCGCATTATCCAAGGAATAAAAACCTACAAAGAAAAAACAACAGTGGAGCTGGCAAACAGAATGGAAGCAGTGAAAATCCTCGGCGACTATGCTGGCATCGCCTCACCGATAAAATCTGAACTATCGCTCTCAATATCAAAAGAGGAAGAGCAGACTTTAGCAGAAACGTTTTTGAAAGGAATGAGAAATGGAAAATAATCGCAGAGCCTTGTATAGAGGCATCAAAATTAGTATGGAAAAGTTTTTGGCACTCAAAATCCAAAGGAGCAGATAATCATGGAAAATGACAACGAACACCAAGACGGGTGGAAAAACATGATGACTGGTCTGGGAAGGCATTTAGACAAGATGTCCTACAACAAGCCCGTATATGCACCAAAGACATATAAAGAGCTACATAACTTCGTTTTGGCTGACCCCCTTATACAAGCTATCATAGATATTTATGTGAGAGAATCAAAAGTAGGCGAATGGCAACTGCCGCTGGATGTTGAGCAGAAAGCAGAACAGGCGAAGCCCTCCGCGCGCGCGGGAAGGGTGAATCATAAGGAAAAAGGAAAGGAAAATAGGCGAAAATATACCCTCGCAGCGAATGCACTAACAAAATTTCTGCCCTCTACATTATTGCAGGAAATCCTGTATATTTGCTTGGTAGATGGCGGGTGTCTTTTGCGTTTGGAAGCTACGGGTTTGTATGAAGAAGAATTGAGTGAAAACATTCCTATTTTGGGCATAACTCCGATACCGCCGGCGATAGTGGTTTTGAAAAATGAGCATTTTGAAGACAATCCGCATAGCGACAATTACGGAAAGCCAAGATACTATGAAATAAAAAAGAATTTCAACACAGGAACATATTTGATACACCACACCCGAACGATAGCGATACGCAAGCCAAGCTTTTTAGCAGATGTTCAAAATTTGGATCAGTGGTGGTGGGGAACAAGCGAGATTGAGAAGCTGTATGGCATATGCTCTGCGGTAAGCCAAATTCCAAATGTCTGCTATAATCTGTTTAGTCAATACGGGCAGAATGAATACACCTTGTCCAATATTGAGCAGCTAGTAGCGGCAGGTGACTGGAAGCAGTTGGAAAACAGGATAGAATCTATACAGTTGCAAAAATCAGTTGTCAATGGCGTGTTTTTAGGGCCTAGTGAAAAGGTTGAAAACAAGTCGCCAAATGTTGCCGGATTTGATAGTTTGGTGGAACTGCTTTTTCACTTGGTATCTTCATTCTCGCATATACCGCAAAGCAAGTTGTTCGGCAGAGCGCAGGGCGGATTGACATCGAGCGGAACAGGGGATGAGAAGAATTTGGGTGGTTTTTTGCAAGGGCTGCGAAACAGCTATCTTGTGCCAGTAATTCGCGATGTGGGAAAGAGGCTGGCAACGCAGTTGAAATTTAATCCTAGCATATTGGATGAGATCGTTTGGTCTGATGACAGCACTACGGAGTTGGAGCTTGTGGATGTACGCTTCAAGCAGTCGCAGACCGACAAAATCTACAACGACATGGGAGTATTGACTAGCGAGGAATTGCGCTTGAATCGGTTTGTAGGTGGCTACAGCCTTGAGACAACCGTCAATGCTGATATGGATGATGACAAATTCACAGACGCTGCAAAGCCGTTGGAAAGCGATGAGGCTTAGAAGTGCCGAGAGCAGCAAAGTATAATTACTGGGCAGAGACATTTTACTATCCGCCGGAGCTTGAGCCTTTGCTGGATTTCAGTTTCAAATATCTGTATGGGAAAAAACAGGAATGGCACAATCTTTATTTCGAGCTTTGCAGGAAGAACCGGCAATATGCGGATTTGATTATGAAAGATTTTTCCTTTTTTCAAAAACTGTGCCGCAAGAGGGCAAATGTTGAAGAGAAGGTTGTGCAGTGGCATAATTTGTCTGGGAAAAGAGAATCAAAAGAATTGCAATATAATAGATTGCGAATGCTTTTGACGGGTGCGTCGCCTTGCATGAAAGAATGCGTAGGCGAGATAATACCATTGTGCTCAAAGCGGAACAATCGCCATGCCTAGCAATCTTCAGAACGATTTGAGGAAAGCGTTGGAAAAAATGTACAGGGGGTATGATTTTCCTTACGATGAAATAAATGCTTTGGTAACTAAAATCGGCGGAGCAGTGGCGGCGGAGAGCTTCGGTGTTTTTGCGAAGCAGTTCCCAAATTCAATAGCAAAGCCGGAGCCTTGGCTAGGAGAAATTTTTGACAGATGGCGAAAGAATGAGATAATGCGTCTTATATCTATTCAGCAAAATGAGCAGTTGAAAATCGGAAGGCTTATAAACAACGCAAGAGCGGAGGGAAAAGCGTTGGGCAATCTAGTCAAGGCATACACAGCAGACCGCTCCAGAAAGCATGCCGTGTTTGAAATGAGAAACGCAAGGGAAAACTTCCAAGGCGAGATAACGAAAAACAGGATGATGGAGCATGGCATAGACTGCTACAAATGGCTGACTAGCGGAGATGAGACTGTAAGGGACACGCACAGGGAGATGGAAGGCAAAATATGCAGGTGGGATGATCCGACAGTTATGTATGATGAAAAGACCAAGACGTGGGTGCCTCGCAATAGCGACATGGTGCATAAACACCCTCAGTTTGACTACAACTGCCGTTGCTCCGCTCTAGCATATTTGATGGAAATAGATGAAGAAACCGGGGAATATGGCAAGGGTACGGACAATATTGAGGAAATCAATGAATATCTGAATAAAGAAGAAAGCAATGATGATGAGAATGTTTTTTGGGAAGTGCCAATAGGTATGAAAGCGGAGCCTGAGGGTTTTGCGAGGGATATACTTGAAAAGAAAGGCACTTTGTGGAGGGCATCAGATGTTGAAAACGCAAAGAAAGCGGAGCAGTTCCTAGGTACGTTGACAAAGGTTAGAGCACAGAATGACCCGCTTTTGAACGGCATGCTGGGAGCGTTAGGCCTGTTGAATAAAAGGATGAAAGCAGAGGGTAAAATAGGATTTCAGTTCGTCTTCAGGAAAGGCACTGTTGCTTATTATGAAGAAGGCAAGATATATCAAGATATATCCGAATGGGATTCTCCAAGCATTAGGCAAGGTGGGAACAAATTGCAATTCAAGAGCTTGTTTCACGAGATGTTTCATGCCGTGGTAGATGTGAATAAAACATTCAAGAAAGAGTTTTTGAACAATTTAAGCAATTCAGTAATTGAGGACATGGCTAAGATACAGGGATTTACGGAACTGAAAAGTGCAAAAAAAGAACAAGCTAAAGAACTTTTGCCTAAAATTTGGAGTCATTTCGTGAAAATAGCCAAAGCACATGGTAACGAGTACTGGGAATCGTCATTAGTGCCTATTACAGATTTCACGCATGGGATGCTAGCTGAACCTATTTTACGTAAAGACATGCTTAAACTTTTTAGCAAAATTGATGGTGTTGTTATAAATGAGCATAAACGCATGGGATTCCATGACTCCAATTATTATATAGATTTGAAGCGATTTGAATCTAAAAACGGTAGTGTAGCTGCTGATGAGTTTTTGGCGCATACGGGGTCTCTTTATTTCACGGATAGGGAGCTGTTCAACGCTTATGAAAAAGAGCTTCCCAACTCGCTAGGCATGGTGGGAGCATTCATAAAGCATGGTGGGAACCCAGAAATAAATCTATATTTACCGAAGGATAAACCATAGGAGGCATATTATGAACGATACCTCAGATTTAAATGACATGTGGGAATATATTGATGAGTATGAAGAAAAATACAAAATACGCATATTTGATTCTCACAATGCTAGTAATTGCATTTTAGAGAAAACAATAGGCAGAAACAAGTATCAATACGCGCATTCGGGTCTTTGCGAATATACTTTAGCAGTGATGATGCTCACGAGTTTGAAAATGGGCACAAACTACCTAGAGGACAGCCTGCTTGCAGCTGGTTTGAAATGGGAACATCACGACAATATATATTCGTCATGTATTTAAGACTTATAATCTGTTTTGCCTATTCATTCCTCTTTTTTCATTCTCTCAATTTCTTTTTCTGTTGCACGTAGAATAAAATGAGTGATATCATGGCTGGTGAAATAAGTCAAAGATTGCAAATCCTTAATCATTCGCTCCTGTAGCGTCAAGCAGTGCCTCCGGTTGCCTTGTCTCATCATATAAGGATAATATACAAAAGTGCGTCACTAGTAGCACACTAGTAGCACACTTTCCCCATCCTGCGATTGTGGCTCAGTAGATTTTGTATGTTGTTCGTAGATTGGAATAAACGAGAAGAAAATCGTTGCCCCCTCCAAAAGAACATTCAACGCTTTTGGAGAATTTAATGGCAGACAAGCCTCATTATAGCACGCTGTTAGACAAGCCTGAGATGACCGAAGAGGAAATCTCAGATGATGATTTTTCATATGTGCTGAAAAGCGGCGGCGATGTTAATCGCGATAGACGTTTGTCATTTGGAAATTTGAAGAATTGGGTTTTAGGTAAAATGCCTGACTGGTTCTTGAACTGGATAGATCAAAACGCAGTTGACGAAAGTTCAATGCAAGATGGCTGGGATTTGAACAGCCAGATATGGGGCGATGTTAGAAACATGCCTTCTGGCTGGAGCAGAGGCAAAATAACTTTAGGCAAATTATTCTCTATGATTTTTGGGAATGTTCCCAATAAGCTCATAGCACCGAGAACAATAATACCGAATATGCATGGAACTTGGACAGAAATACCTACGTTAATCCCCGGTTCAAAAGGGATGTACAATTCGGAGCTAGGCGAAAGCGTTATGAGTACTCTTCCATCTCAAGCCCCGTGGCATTATAATGAGAATGAAAATTATGAGGATGACAAATTCTATCGTGAATACACAGCGCCTTTTCATATACTTTACATACCGAAATTTGAAATTGATGATGTGAATACAGATTACCCTAATGGCGGTATTGTAAGATTTGTTCTTCCTTATTATTTTAAAGGATTGATGTATATCCCGCAAAATGCTGGGGGCGCTTATGATGCAGGCGATAGCAATTACCAGCAAAGAACTTTTCATTTGCAACAAGAGGGATTTAGAAGTCCGAAAGCAACGCTTGCTACGTTCAAGGCAAATGAGCAGTGGGGATGGTTTGACTGTGACAAATGTGAGTGGATTAATAGTGAGACAAAAATCCAGTCTATTGTGGAAAACAGGTTTCAAAATGTGGAAAGTGCTATTCAAAACGTGGAAAACAGGCTTCAAAATGTGGAAAACATCCCAATAGTGGCAGTTAATAGCTATCAAGGTTATATTGATGTTGGTGCGGAGGTACTCGCAAATGTCGCTTATGAGGATGTGCATGACGTTATACATATAGGCATGACGTTTTCACAAATAGCAGGCACAACAACACAAACTAACGGATTATTCAGGTTTGGCATAAGACATTATCAATGGAGCATAGATGGCAACGGCCCTAGTCTAACTGTAAATGTAGGTGGGACATTCATGATTATGAGTATAATTTCAGGTTTTGGTACTACTAATAATGTTAAGATAGCGCAAGTCAAGAGGATAGCATAAAATGAGAAAAGATTCATTGTATCTTAAACACGCAAAGAAAATAGAGTTCAAGGAGGATGGGACTTTCGTAACTCATGCGCCGATTACGTCTATAGGTGTTTACGTTTATGAAAAAGCAGATGGAACAAAAACGCATGAATTGCGCTCTTATGAAGAGGTGTTCAAAGAGGATAGTTTGAAAACTCTTGAAAATCTGCCTATAACTCTGCACCACCCGAACGGAAAAGTGAACGCAGAAAATCTAGACCTGTTAGAGGTTGGAAAAATAATAGGCAACATAGCCAAATATGACAATGACCCAAGAGTGTATGCCGATTTGCACATAACGAACAAAAAAGCAATCAAGGCAGCACTGGCAGAGGGTGTAAAATTTCTTTCATGCGGATATGATTCAAAAGATATAAAAAACGATGGCGTTTTCCTAGGCATGAAATATGACACGATACAGACTAACATTGTGTATAATCATCTGGCGTTATGCAGAAAGCCTAGAGGCGATGAAAATTTGATGATTAAGCTTGACAGTCTTTCAGGGCTGCTCAAATTTGATGATGCTCAAACAGAATTTGAAGAAAATGTTTCACAAACCAACAACGGAGACAATATTATGGAGCAGAAAACAGATGGCAATAGTTCCAATATCGATGCTATAAAGATGTTCAGCGAAATGCAGAGCAAGCTGGATAGCAAAGAGAAGGAAGTGATAGTTGCAAAAGCAGAGGTTGAAAAAATGAAAGGCGAAAAAGATGCTTTGCAAGCAAAGTGCGATTCGCTGGCTTCGGAAATAAAATTGCTGCAGGATGAATTCCCACAAAAAATTCACGAGCTGGCATACCAGCTTTCAACTGTGCGCAACCTTGCGAATGAGTTTGGCATAGAAAGCTTGAAAGCAGATGCGACTGAAAAAGAAATCAAGGTTGCGGTTATTGCAAAACTTGATGAAACTTTCAAGGCAGATGGCAAATCTGATGAATACATCAATGCACGTTTTGATTCAATGGTGGAGATTGCCAAGAAGAACGGTAAAAAAGATGCGGATGACAGTGCCAAGAGCAAGCAAGACGGCATTGACAACCCAGCCAACAAAAAAGATTCTAACTCCAAAAGAGCAGACCCCGATGAAGCAAGGACTAGAATGATAGCTTCATTCGGCAAAAAGGAGGGGTAGTGCATGGAAACGCGAAACTACATAAATGGCAGGTTGGCAGATGCCCATGCACATTTCACAGTAACGTTCAATAGTGCAAACACACCAAATATAAAACCGGGAAGGGCATTTTTTGACAGGGGGCGTATCGCAGGCGTGATTTTATCAACCCATGATTCATCCCCGGCAGACCAGTGGAGCACAAAAGTACCGGTGCCGGTTTGCGTCTCTGGCGTTGTGGCGGTTGAGGTGCGTGAGAATGTGCAAGCAGGAAAAAAGGCGTATGCGGACACCTATGGAAGATTAGGGGTGTCAGCAGGCAGAAAAATGGATGCCGTTTTTCTGGAAAATGGAAATGAGAATGATGTAGTGCCACTTTTGATTTATGGGGGTGTAGAGACTGACGTTGTGGCTCCTATAACTTATGGGGGTGTATCGTGAATTACCAATTAGAATCAAAAGCGGCGGTTGCCGGTTTGTTTGACCATAATTTTAGGAACAAAATAGATGTCCCTGCTCGCAGTAGAGACATAAGAGCGGGTGAGCCTGTTTTTTACAATCCCGTTGCGAAAACATTTGTAAAAGTTCCAAGCAGCACAAATGTGTTTTTGGGGATAGCAATGTTTTCTCAGCTAGATGGGAGAGCAGAGGAAACAAACAGCTTGTCCGTTCTTCAAGAGGGCGTTATTTGGGTCAAGGTTGATGAGAACACTGACACGGATGCAAATCTTGAAATATCGTCAACTGGCATAATATCCGATGACGGGGATTTTGCTTTTGGAGATGCTCTTATACCGTTTGACACGAAAGTGGAAGATACGCCGCTTGGCGACAAGATTATGAGATGCATAATTTGCGTCAAAGGCGGCAAAACTCTGGAGGCAGCAACATGAACATGAATTATTCAGCGCCGCAGGAAGCGATTCCCGGAAGAGTTGTAGATGCTGGGCAGATGGCAGCGCAGATTTTGACTTGCCCCATAGTGGAGGGCGAGAGAATAAGTGGCAGAGCCTTGTTTCTAACGCAAGGGAATGCAACCCCACATTTGACACCCATAGCAGGCGACACTTATTTTGGCATAGCTTCTTCACCGGATGCGCAGCCGCAGCAGACAGACAGGCTTTGTGCAATAGTAGCAAAGGGGAAAGTCTGGGCAGTGGCGGCAGAAGAAGTAGCAGCGTATAGCAAAGTCGGCTTCAATTCAGATGGGAAAATTGTCAATTTGGCAAATTCCGAATTTGACCTTGACGCAGATTTGTTCGTGCAAGGTGATTCCGTATATTTTGGCGAGACAATACTTGTTCCGCTATTCACAGTTCCAACAGTCATAACAGCAAATGTAGGAGGCTAGAAATATGACAAGATCGAATGAATACAAGCTAGATTCGAATGAGAGTGCATTTTTTGCCTCTGAACTTGATGCAGTCAAGGCGAAAACTTATGATGCTCGCTACCCGCAACTTAAAGCTACACAGCTTATTCCCGTTCCGGCTCCGCAGGATTCCGGGGCAGACACAATCACATGGCGCAGCTTTGACAGAGTAGGCCTAGCCAAGATAGTCGCTGACTATGCCAAGGATTACCCACGCGTGGATGTCTACGGCAAGGAAAACAAAGTTGCCGTGCGTGATATTGGAGATTCCTACGGATATTCTCTGAAGGAAATACGCAGGGCTATGATGGCGGGTAACCAGCTTAATGCAAGAAAAGCACTCGCAGCTAGAAAGACCATAGATACTACAATCAACAAACTATCATGGTTTGGTGATGCGTCTTGGGGGTTGCAAGGTTTCATAAACTATCCGGGGATTCAGAAAGCGGTTCCGTCAGGCGCAACAGCTTCTGATAAACTATGGAGCGGGAAAACAGCAGACCAGATATTGAAAGATATTCAGGCAGCGATTACCCAGGTTGCAGAAACAACCAACGGCGTTGAAATGCCAAATACCATGATTTTGCCGGTAGCGCAGTACAATTTGCTGGCATTCACGCCTTATGCTAATGGAATGCAGGGGAAAACGATACTTGCTTGGATTCGGGAAAATTACAGGCAGTTGACAACCATTGACTGGGTTACCGAGTTGAAGGGCGCGGGTGATAACGGAACAGACTGTGCAATGTTTTATACCAAGGATGAAGACCACGTAACAAATGAAATAATAATTCCATTTGAACAGTTTGCACCGCAGCAAGAAGGCTTGGATTTCAAAGTTATTTGCCAAGCAACATATGCCGGAGTAATCAATTACTATCCAATGGCCACAATCCAAGTAGACGGAATATAATCAAACCCTAACAGGAGGAAAAGCAAAATGGTTATAGAGAACAAAACCAATAGCATAACAGGTGTTCATGCTGAAACCGGTCATGTCCTGACTTTGATGCCAGGAGGCAACAACGTTGAAGAAACTATCTACAATTCCGTAAAAAAGGAATTGTCGTTTCTAGAAACGGCGAAAAAAGTTGTAGTCTGGAAAACAAAGGCGGAGTTTGACGCAAGGGGCAAAGTGAAAGAGCAGAAATTGGCAGCCAGTCTGAAAGACTTGGATGCAAACGAGGCTGAAGCACTTGTAGCGGAAAGCACTGATATTAAATCTTTGCTTTTGTGGAAAAGTAGTGAAACGCGTGATAGTGTTCGCCTTGCCCTCCAAAAACGCATTGATGAAATACAGGGGTAAAAACAATGGCAGAGAAAAGCGTAAGAGAATGGATAGAAGCATTGCAGCCAGCGGCGTTGAACTCACCGCTTGTTGATGATTTTATTGAAATTGCAACAACGCTTTTTTCTGCCAAAGTACGACCGAGCATGGTAAACTACGGAATTGCGCTTGGCACTCTTCATTTGATGCAGCCATTTTTGGCAGAGGAACTGGATTCAGGCGGGAGTGGCACAATCACTGTTGCAGGAGTGGAGGTTCCGATAGCCGGCGGCATATCGCAGTTGAAAGAGGGTGATTTATCCGTTTCATTCGCAGCCCGCAATTTGGAAACAGGCGCTTATGCCTCAAAGGTTACTCTCACGAAAACAAAATGGGGTGCTATACTTTGGGAGCTTATATCAAGCAATGCTATTTTCATGGGAGTTGCCTCTGGCTCGCCTAGCAGGGGTATATTATGAAAATTGACACTAAAAATCTTATGAAAAAAATTGAGCAGTACCAAGAAGGAATGAAGGATTCTGTGTATGTTGGATATGCAAAAAATGGTTCTATGCGTTATGAGGAGAATCCAAAGGTAACCACTGCTGATGTGGCTATGTTCAACGAGTTTGGAACGGCAACGATACCAGCGAGACCATTTTTTAGAACAGCATGGCAGAGTTTCATTGCTGCTATGAATGGAAAATTGAAAGAGAGCATAAGGCAGTTCAGAAAAGGCAAATATGAAAAGTCTTTGTCTTTCGCTGCTGTGCTTTTCACTAATGAGGTCAAATTACAAATAACTAATGGCAACTGGGTACCTAATGCGCTATCAACTATCAAAGCGAAAAGCAAAAAAACAACAAAAGATAAACCATTAATAGATACAGGCAACATGAAAAATGACATTCAAGTATGGAGGGAGTGATGGCAATACTTTTTCCAAGACCGACAAAGATTTTTCGCACCGCAGGCGGCGAATACGTAGATGGAATTTGGCAGGAAGCCGAGCGTGTGCCTTTGGAGATACAGGCAAACGTTCAGTCTTACGCGCCAAGCGAAACAAAGCCTGCTCCGGTCGGCTGGAAACAGGGTATGGCAGCTTGCGTTTTGTATAGCAACGCTGTTCTTAACGTGGCTTCTTACGATAAAAAGAATAGTGGGGATGTAGTTGAATGGCAGGGCAAATATTTTCGTATTATGTCAAAAGCGGTTTATCCCTATTTACTTTCACACTATAAATACATAGGCTTAGAAGAATTGGATTTTCACGAAAACGGCTTGGCAGAAGAATTGGCAGACACAGGAATGGTCGGGGATACTCCGCCAATGGAAGAGCTTTTGCCAAGCCATGAAATAGAGGGGGAATTATGAAAGAGCCTCGCAAAGAAATTTTTCAAAAATTGAAAAGCATGGCAAAAGAAGCCGGAGTTAAAATAAAAATAATACTGGCGGAGCAGAAAGCAGCTATACCAAATGAGGCAATTGCGGTAATAGACCCTATGCAGATTTTCGCAAATGTCGGAGGAATAGTAAAAGGGAAGCCAGTGCTAAATGGCAATGATTTGACGGACAATCAAATATCAGAGCACAGAATAGAAGCAATGATTTATTTTCTTGATTCCACGGATGGCAAGCAAGATTCAAGTCTTGATTTTTTTCACATTATGCATGCATTGCAAAAAGGTGCAACATTCACGCCTGATTCCGACACAGGAATTTCCGTTTTGAATGCACAATCAGTTTCCGTGAATACGGAAATTGAAGGTGCGGAATATAGACGGCAATACGCATTGAGGCTTGAGCTTTTGTTCAGCATTTTGTGGAGAGCGAACTCAGCTCCGATTGAATCAATGAGTTTGCAAGCAGAAATTGCAAATGGAGATAAAACATTGGAAGTAGATTTAGATTCACAGAAAATCACAGGAGAGATAACATGAGTGAGTTGGATAGGATAGTGAACGTCAGAATAGCGAAAGAGACAGCTACTATTTCGCAGAAAAGCTTTGGCGTTCCGTTAATAGTGTTTCAAGGGGATTCAAATTTTCCTGCTGCATGGGGCGTAAAATTGCCAGAGCACAGTGTGAAGACCTTTTTCAGTTTGAAAGAAATTTCAGAGGCGTTTGAAGACGATGGCAATATCAAAGTTGCGGATATGGATTTTTACAAAGCGGCGCAAGCCGTGTTTGCTCAAAATCCGAAAGTGCTGAAATTGCAGTTAGGCAGGCTTTCGGACGACAGCGATGATTACGCCTCTGTCAAAAGCGATTTAGATGCGATAGCAATAGCTGAAGGTGATTTTTACTTCGTGCTTCCCGCTATGGAAATAGACGAGGATGAGGCAGGAATAGATTCAAGCGAAAACAAGCAGAAATGGATGGCATTTGCAGATTTTGCGGAAGAAGAGGAAAGATTTTTATTCGTTCAGCCAGCAACGAATGACAATATATTCAATAACGATTCCGGCACACCGGAAAATTCTTTGGCATATATTTGGAGAGGATTCACGAAAACTGCGGTTTGTGCAAAATCAGCGGGATTTCAGTTCCCAAGCGCATGGGTAGGCGAGGGCGCGCCTTTTGACCCTGGGAGCAGCACATGGGCATACAAGAGGCCTGCAGGGGTTAATCCGATAAAAACAACCGGCAGTGATTTGGCAGCGAATAAAGACAATAATTGGTTCAACGTATACCACACAGTCTACGGTCAAAACATAACGGAGCCTGGGAAAACGGTTTCCGGCGAGTGGATAGACGTTGAGATTGGGATCGACTGGCTGAAAGTGAGATTGCAGGAGGCTATTTTCGGCGATTTGGTAAGGCAGAGAAAAATCCCTTACGATGATGTGGGAATACAGATTATAAGAGGCACAATTGCAAAAATTCTTGATTTGGCTGCTCAGAGAGGAATTTTGCAGGGAGATTCAATAGTGATTTCCACTCCGAGATTTGAGGATATTCCTAAAAACGATGTGGGAGCAAGACATTTGCCAGATATAAAATTCACCACAACTGTTTTGAATGCCATTCACACAACAACCATAGACGGCACAGTTACGCTGTAAAGGAGGATTGAGATATGCCGAGCACATTGACAGGCGAAGTTCGCACTTACGACCCCAAGCAAGTAATAGTTACATTTGGGGTTTTGGCTCTATCCGGCTACATGGATGGAACCTTCATCACAGTCACGCCAAGCGGAGATGCTTTTGAAAAACATCGAGGGGCGGATGGCTCAGTGGACAGGGTTAATAAAAATGTGTATGATTATGAGGTTTCCCTAACCTTGAAACAGAGTTCGCCTTTGAATGTGTCATTGGCAAGCTTGAAATACGCAGACCAAATCTCAAACTCAGGGATTTTGCCATTGACTATTCGCGATTTTTCCGGCTCCGCTCTTTTCACTGCAAACGCTGCATGGATACGCAAAGAACCTAATGTAGAATACGGCGATTCCATGAGCGGAAGGGAATGGATATTTGACACGGGATTGGCGGTAAGCACGCCCGGCGGCAATAATCTGGGAATAAATGCATAACAGGTTGTGAGGTAAAAAGCATGCCAGCGATAACTGCGAATGGATTTGTAGCTAAAAATTTCAAGGAATGCAAAGATGATTTGATTTTGCTTTTTCGCAAGATATGGCCTGAACTAAATATAGATTCCGCAAGCCCCAGCGGGCAACTTATAGATTTGCTGTCAAGGCAGGAGCATTCACTCTGGCAGGCTATCCAAGATGTATATAACGCCAGCAACCCAAACACTGCTGCAAATATTTCACTTGATTATCTGGCGAACCAGAAAAACATAACAAGATTTCAAAAAGAGCGGGCGAATGCGCTCATTCAAGTTTTTTATGATTCATCAGTGCATTTGGAACTGCCAGCAAATTTTGAAGTGTCAAGCCGGAGAGAGGGATGGATATTTGCAACTGATGAAAGTTTGAGCCTTGATATATTTAGCATTTCGGCTGCATACATAACGGCAGAAGATAACTTCATCGGTGTTAGGCAGTTTCAGATTATGGATGGGCTGCCGCTGATAACAATAACTGGGCAGGAGGGTGCACAGGAGGCTTTGCAATCGTTGCAGAGCGTTTTGGCAAGCAGAGGCTATGAATGCCAATTATTTACGGCACAGCCCCCTACGGACTTTGATTTTGACTTTGAGAGTGCACCAATTCTAGAGATACAATTTCAAAGCAGCAGAAGCTTGATGACTGTGAACTGGATGGGGTTTCAGCATAGGGTTTTAGCAAAGAGGATTTTCGCGTATAGAAACGAACCCACAGCTACAGCAGTTATAGCAGGCATGCTTAACAGAATGATTTCGCCACCGGATGGAGTTTTGGCGGCATTCAACACGCAGATTTCAAGCAGAGGACGAAATCGGGAAACAGATACAGAGTTGCGTGAAAGAATGACAAGAAGGGTTGTAAGCGGATTAGCCACAAAAAAGAGCATAGAGTTTCATGTGTTGAATGATGTTGCTGGTGTTACTTTCGTGAAAGTTTCCACTATGTTCAACACGCCTTTCGTTGAAGGCAAGAAAAACATGATTCACGTGCTTGTTGAGGGAGGGATTGAAGCGGATATAGTGGCTAAGATTGCGGAAGTCAAGGGCGCAGGCATTTACACTTATAATCAGGATGAAAATACGCTTGGTGGATATTATGAAGGCACGGGTGAAGAAATTTGGTTTGATCGTCCTCGAAATGTTGCTATTCAGTTAAAAGTCATTTTCAGCTATGATGGAACGGAGGCTGTTATTGGCGGGTTTCAGGCTGCGATAGGTCTTGATTTCATAGAATTTCTCCATCAGATACAGACAATAGGAAACAGGCTTATAGCAAACAAGTTTTTGAAAGTGCTATACAGCTATCCTGGATTTGGTGCGTCATGGTGCAATTTGAAAAGAGCTGATGAATCTGAGGATATGTGGCGCAAAGAATTAGACTTGACATCATTTGAAAGAGCAGTTTTGGAGTTTTCAAGCATAGTTTGGGAGTTGCGTGAATAATGATTAAGAGTTTGCCAACAGGGAAGGAAATAGAAAATGAATTGCGGCTGCAGCAATACCGTAGCGTGCCTAATTGGGATAGACTTTACATGGTTTTGGAAAGAAGATACGATGCCCTGCGGGATTTTCTTTTGAGCATGAATAGAAAATTATGGAGTCTTGCCGATGCTGAAGGATTGCAGCTTGACAATATTGGGAGAATACATGGCATTCCAAGGCCAAACAGAAGCTTTGACGATTTGGGGTACAGGTCGTTTCTTCGGGAAGAGATAATGCGCAGCAACAGCGGAACTTTTTCGGAAATTCTGGACTGGCTGATTCTCAAAACCGGTGACCCTGACGCTGTGCTTTTGCAGGAGCACCCTCACGGGAGCTTGGTTGCTTTCACACCCAATGGGGCTGTGGCAAGCAGACAGGCGTTGCAGAGCTTTACCGTTGCCGGTGTTTTGGCATTGGTTGGAAGCTATTTTTGGATGCGCTGCTGGGAAAGCGAGGAATCGGAAGAAGAAAATGAAGAATCAGAAGAAGATGTTTTGGTTTTCGCTGACGGCAGTATATGGCTTCTTGCCGGGGAAGAGGAAACGCAGGCAGAAATTATTTTCCAAATTTATTTTTTCCTTTCAAGAAATATAGACAGCGCAGATTTTCAGTTTTCAGTCAATGGGGTGAAAAGCATAGCCGGTGCAACAGATTTGATAAGATATAATCTATCCGGTGAAGTCCACTGGCGATTCATAAGCTTGAACCCTGTATATCAAAACACGGAAGGCACATTTGATATAATTCCTGATACATATATATATGATGTGTTTGTTGAGGTGGAATTTGCAAATTACGCGATAGCCACTGAAGATTATGAGTTGTTGCAAACAGAAGACTATATAGTCTTGATGGGAGAATGATGAACAGCGCTGCCATATATGATGTTATGCGAATATCCGAGCTTGCGGGAAAAGATTTGAATGAGTTCTCTGAAGGTGCACTTCTGCCCGTGTCTGATGAAAACACTACTTACGCATTGCAGCTTGAAGACATTAAAGATGCTATTGCGTTGACTGCGGAGCAGGAAAAAGAAGCTGCTATTAGCAGGGAAAGTGAAATAGAAAATAATGCAAGGCAGATAGAAGCAGAGGACAATGGAGACGGAAGTTTCACTTTCACAAACTACGATGGTGAGGAAAAAGTTATCCCGACCGGAAAAGCGGTACAGTCCACCGATGAGACGGTGATGGTGGTGGAAAACGCAAATGATTTTGATTTGTCAATACAGCCCGAAATACATAGGGCGACAACAGTAGAACAAGGCTTGCAAGTGAGCATAGACACCAAACAAAACAAGCTGATATCTGGCGCAAACATACAGATAAATGGCGACACTATCAGCGCAACCGATACAATATATGACGATATGGCAGTCAGAGAATTGATTTCAACGAATGCGCAAAACATAAGCACCAACGCAGGAGCCAT